GAGCCTGACGTATTGATTGCGGAGCCGCCGCTTGTTGCCGAAATGGTGAACGTGTCAGCCGATGGAACCGACGCGACGTAGTAAATAGTCGAAGCGGCAATCCCAGTTGGCAAAGCGCCGGTTGTCGAAAAACCAACTCGACGGCCAACGGTCAAGCCGTGCCCTGTTGCTGTAATTACACCCGGCGATGCAATCGTGATTGTGCTGGTAAATCCCCCAATTGAATCCTCATTTGACGCGAACGTGTAACGCTGATACCCGTCTGAAATGTCCCAAACCATCATCGGGCAATTGGCACCAGTCGCGAGAAAGATTCGGCTTGCACCCGAAACCAATCCAGAAGTTCCAGCTCCAAGGTGAGTAGGTACATCACTGTCCGAAAACACGCACCCAAGGCCGAACACATCGACCCTGTATCGGTTCGTGATTGGTGTTGAAATCCACCAGTCGCCAGCCGGAATTGCAACCGCTGCGCGAACGTCCGTGGGTCCGTAGCTTGGGCTTCTTGCCCAATTGATAGCCGCGTTGATCTTGGGAGCGTTGTCGAAGTATCCGGCGGGGTAGTTTGTTCCACCAACAACCTTGGTTGGCACCGCTCCGAACCATTGAATATCGATCGGCTCACCGTTCCATTTTCGGAAGAGTCGGCCTGATCCCCAAGCAACCGTCATTCCGGTGTTGGTCGATGCTGTTGAGCCGTAATCGTAATACCACTTCCCACCGCGCCCGTCGGCGTCTGTTGACCATCCGTTTACCTCCACATTTGGGATGTCGTAGGTTGGCGCTGTGGTGGTAATTAGAGCGTCAATCGTCGGGGCCGAAATGCTGCCAAGCCATCGGCCAATCGTCGCCGTGTCGTTCGTGAGCCACGCGACGGGGTCGGCTTGGTCGGATGAACTCTTGACGACTCCAGATCGGGTTGTGAGCGCAAGCTGGTAACTATTGGTGGCCGGGACGATCGAAGAGTTCCACGCCAGAGCGTTCGTGATGCGCTCCAACAATGTGTAGCTAGCCGAGTTCGTCGGAACGTCGATGATGAACGGTCGATCCGCGCCAACCTGCACCCGGTAGTTCCCTGGCTGAAGGTTGACTGAGAACAATCCGTTGGTATCGGTCCTGACAATGAAATCACCACCCGTCAGAAGGTTAGGCGTGTTCGCCTGCGGGGTGGACAACGGCCGCATGAGAATCGGCCCGCTGTACGGTCGGTTACTATATGTCTGGTAGATTGGCCCGACAATCGTTGCGGCCTCACCAACAAGGCAAAGCGCCGCAAGAAACCCGAGCCAAGCGATGAATCGACGAATCATAAGTTACAGTCCCGCCATTGTGTCCCGCGTGAAAATTGGAGTAGCGCCCGCCACCATCTCGACGCCTGCGCCCGATTGAGCGTCAGGAGTATCATCCTCGGCGTCTGGAACCTCTACCGATAGGTCGCCTCGTGCAACGTCTTTGAGGCGATCCCGCGCATAGGAAACCTCGTTCGCCTGCTGGTCCGTCAGCTCGACGCCAAGACCCTGTGCCATGAGTCCAGCAATGATCCAGCACGCGTCCGGGCGGAGGCTCTGCGGGATCTTGGTTGCGTCACTGTCGAGGGTGTTGCCTTCGTTGCTCGCCACCGCCATTCGCACTTGCTTGACGACGTCGTCGCCAACTCGCGTGAAGCGGTCGGTTTGCGTGTCTCCAAGTGAAGCGGAGTCAATAGCCGTGACGAGTGCCGCCACGACGTAATGCTCTAAGTCGGTTCTGGCGATAGTGACCCAAGACATAGGTGGAAAGTGGAAACCGACGAAGCCGAAGGTGGGGTTGACGGCGGGAGAGGACACCGCCAACCCCGGAAAAGCACGCTAGGCGGTCGGCACACCTAGCGCGCTGCAAGATTAGGCAGTGGTGATTGTCTGAATGCCACCGGTATAAGTCACAGCAAGCAACTCGTTGTGCTCAACGCCAACAACGATTTTCTTCCGGCCTTCCTCGTATCGGAAAGCGGCAATCTGGCCACCGCCTTGGGAGACTGGCGACCAGAAGTACTTGATGTTAGACGGATCCTCACGCATTCCGCTCGCGCTCTTGTTAAAGAACAGGATCTTGGTGGATGTAACCAAGGTCTTGGTCGCGGAAGCGGATTGATACACCGCGTTGGATCGGAAGACTTCCCCAACGTTGAGCCAGTCGGCCAACTCTTGCGCGGTCTTGCCTGCGCCAGCGAAGCCGCCAGCGGTAGCGAGAGCGCGGAGAGTAGTCAAACGGTTGGTCCAAGCGGTTCTACCGAACACGAGAGTGTTACAGTCAATGCCAGCCGCGATGTGGTAGGCATTCATCGCCGTCATGATATTCATGTCGGCATCAAGAGTTCCGCTCGACCAAGTGCGCGCAGTGTCGGTTGCGGAAGCGACAATCAAAGCAGCGGCGCGCCGGATCTGATTCAGCTTCAATCGCTGGCTCAGATACTGCACCGCCATTTGCTCAGTCATGATCCCTTCAGCTACCTCGTCGGCGTCCAAGACCATGATCAAACCGCGATTCGCAATCTGCGTTTCGACCTCGGTGTTGGTGAGGTTTACGGCCTTGAAGTCGGCCCCAATAGCGCGCAAGTCGTCGGTCGTCTCACTCTTGAAGGCTTCAGCGTTAGCCCAAGCCTTGTAAGAGAATCGGCGAGGCACCTGGACAGGAGTGCCGACGAGAGCGCGAAGCTCATCGTCAAGCCCCATCTTGTTCCACCCACCAACGGCAAACGTGGTCAAGGGCTGGTTGTAAGCGCTCGCGGTGAAGCGAGAGTCGTTCGCGACATACACTTTGCCGAGGTCCAAGTCGCCACCGCGATCCATTGGAAGCTCGACGGCTTCGGCGTATTGCTTCGCGTTGTGGAAGTCTGTGATTTCTGGGAAAGTCATATAGGTTGATCCTGTGTTGGATTAGAACGTGCGGAAGTAATAGACGGGCATCATCTCGAATTCCGCGTCAGTGCCAGAAGCGGAGTTGGCCACCGCTTCCAATGCGATACCAACAACAAGTTGCTGGGAGCCGGTAGTGGTGTTTGTTTCCACTTTCCCAACGGAACCGATGGGGATGATTGAGTCTCCAACAGCAATTGCAGCGGAGCCGTCAGAGGTTGCCATAACGGTGCCGCGCCCGCTGGACAACAAGCGCACCGCGCTAGGCTCAGTGGTGGACACACCACCTTGCAGAGTGATGCCAAAAACGCCGTTAGAAGCTCCGATTGCAACGTTTGTCGACGGAGCGGACGCGCCTTTCTGCACGAGAAGGTATTGCCCAATGGCAGCAGTGTCAGCAATTCGCGTGATGATGCCATCGCTATGAGTTCCGCTGTTGACGTCGTTCACCAGTTCAAAGCGACCAAGCGTAAGCAAGCGACGCAGCGCCGCCATATTCTGGCTCGGGCTGAAATCGCTTCGGATGCGCGACAAATCGAAGGCACGTTGGAGTCCAGTAGACTTCAGCGTGCGATTGACCTTGGCGAGCGCGCTTCGCAAGAGGTCGTTGGTTTGATGTTTCATCGGGAAATTATACCGCAGTTTGTGTTGGGTTACTTAGACTCCGCCGCGAGTTTCGCGTCGTGGTCAATCTGGCGCTCCGCAACTTCGCGGAGCATGCTTTCAGGGATTGCGCCCTGGCAAATTGCGCTTCGCCGTGCAATCTCGGCTTTCACGAGCTTCTCTCGCTTGTCCTTGGCGCGGAACGCTTCGAGTTCAGCCTTTTCGGAGGCGGTCGGTGTAGTTGTATCAGCCATGTTTAGTTAGAGTTGAGTTGGTTAACGAGTTCGGGGTGTGCCTTCTGCGCCGACTCAAAGCCGAGCCGATAGGCTTCCTCTGGCGAAATCTTCGGGTTGCTCTTGGCGATCTCATTCGCGGCCTCGTTGGCGAACTGAAGCAACTTCTCGCTCGCTTCCTTGTTGCCTTGCGGATTGCGGGCGCGGTCGCCGGAAACGGCTCGGTTCTGCGAGGTCTTCAGCTTCGGCTGAAGCTCGATCAAAGCCTTGGACTCATTGGCGAAGTTGTGCGTCAACCGGCCTTCCCAGAGCGCCTTCTCGGCCTCAGTGATAACACCAGACACGAGTCGCTCGTTGATCAAGCTGGTGATCTGATCCTTGCGGGATGCTTCGGATTCAGACTTCACCTTGGCCAATTCAGCGTTGACCGTTTCGAGGGTCTTTCGCTCGTTTGCCAGTTGGGTTTCAGCGGTCGCTTTAGCCGCTCCAAAGCCGTCCAATGCAGCCGCGATTTGCTCATCGGTGGCTTCGTTGGAAAGCGTGATGCCCGACTTAGCGAGCAGTGCAATCAGTTGTTTTCGGTCCATAATGTCTTGTTTTTGGTTGAGCATCTCAGTCGGCAGATTCGGGTTTCGAGTCATGCCGATTGATGTCACGTTGATGGGTTCAAAGACGGCCATGCCATCCTTTACGCCCGTCTTCTTCACGGGCCACCGCCCGCTAAAATAGTACTTGTCAGGCTTCTCTAGGATCTGCGCGCCCTTCTCGTTGAACATTGGGCGCACATACAGCCCATTCTCTCGCACCTCTAAGTCTGCGAACATGCCAACCTGATCCTTCATCGGGTACTTGTGCCCGGTCTGCGGATCGTCAGGGTGCCCAAAGTAAATCGGAGAACCTCGCAGCCATCGCGACACCTTTCCAACCACGCTCTTAAAGGCGTTCGCCATCTCAGTGGCGTTTTCCTTTGTGATGCGCGGAACCACCGTGACGGTCTTGCCACCTATAGTTAGGGGATAATAAGAGTCGCCGAAAGGAGCCAGCAACGCGAAGCCGTCCTCGCCAAGTGCGACTTGGTTCCCGTTAGTGAACTCCATTTGTTCGTCGTCCATAGTTATACCTTCGGTGCCAATTGAGTGCCTGAAAGAAACGAAGTTGCAAGTAGTTTCTCTATCTCATGCGCCAGCCGGTCGGGGTTAGATATAAGATGCTTGGCCCTCATTTGGCTGTTTAGAATGAAGTGACGAAGCCCTTTCAACACCGCCTGCGGGTCGTCAACGGAGAGGATCGAGGTTAGTTCACGCGCCACTCCTTCCAAGTCCTGCGCACGGGCCTTGGCAATTGCTTTCTTCGCGCTGTCAACAACCTCGTTGCTGATGCCTAGGTTGTCGTTCTGAAGCTGGTTTTCCTCGGCGTCTTGGCCATTTTCACCAACGTTATCAGGCGTTTCCGCCTCTCCAACCTGATCGTCGTCCTCCGATGGCGTGGCGCGCCCGTAGCGTTGATACACGTCGTTCTGAGAGAGCGGGATTCCGAACTCGCGGAACATGCGGTCAACAGCAATATCGGAAGCCACGTCCTGGTTCTTGGACGGAACTAACACGAACTTCGCGAGTATAGGCACGTTCTCGCCAAACGTGTACTCCAATACCATCTTGTCGATTGATCGGTTCAACGTCTCAGTGATGAGTGAAGCGTCCGCTTTCTCGCGCTTTGCGTCCTCCTTGCCTTGCAAGCTGGCCCCCTGCCCTTGCCCCGCACCGGCTGAAATCGTTGCTAGGTCACTGCCCAGAATCACGGTGACAATCGTTCGTTTCAGGTCCTCATAGAGCGCCTGAAAGGTGCCGTCGCCGCTTCGGTCCAGAGTCGGGAACTCTAGGCTTGCACCTGTGTTCAGCACGATTGCCCAGTCCTCAGTGATGCTGCTAGCCGCCTCGACTGCGTCGTTCCAGTTGCCAGACCCTGGCGCTGCGTCGGTCTTAATCACGGGCAGCGGCATCCCGTAGCGCGCACAGAACCTAACCCACGCTTGGAGCAACTCCTTCTTATAGATCCAGAGAGCCGTCACACTCTCCATGAAGTTGTCTGAAGTGGTAACAAGCCATTCACTCGGCTTCATCTCGACGCCGTAATACGCAAAGTCGGAAAGCAGGAAGCGCAACTTCCCAGTCATGTTCTCAAACCAATACAACGGGCAGAAGCGGAACTCCGCCGTCAGCGTGCCGTCAACGCGTGGCTTCCACGTAAGTTCATGCACTGCCCACCCCTTAGCCCTGGCGTCCAACATCTGACGCGCCAGAAGGCCAACTCCGCCATGCGAGTCTTGCTTGTAGACGTCCGTCACACTGATGTTTCCCCAAAACTCTTTCAGCACTTCGCACTGACGCTCCGCCATCTCAGCGTCGATCTCCTTTGCGTTCTCTGATTCGACAACTTGCCACTCCAATTGCTCCACCGCATCACCACGCTTGCCTATTGCCGTGCGAATCTCAGGATCCCGGTTCTGCATCGCATCCCAGAAGCGCGCAATGGTTAGACGACCGAAGTAAAGCGAGTCCAACTCAGAGGACAGCCGCTCCGCGCTAGCCTGTCGCACGGGGTTGAAACGCATCTGGATAGAGCCTTTGATACGCTCATAATCCAGACCCGCTTTCTCGGCTTGCGTTGTGTCTAATGTCATATTCCACTGGTTCGATGCTCTCGGTTAGGTCTGCCATAACTGAACGCCACCGGCTTAGACCTGGACCCGATAACTTCCGCAAGTCGGGCATAACTATTCGCAAATAGCAAGTGGTTTGCTATGCCGTCGACATAGTCGCCCAGCTCGCCAGAGGTTTCACGCTCGCGTTCTGACCCGCTTATGTGATGCTCGTCGAACTCTCGCCATATGTCCAATTTCGACTGTGGTAGCAGGATTGCGGGTGTGGATCTAAGTCCTAAACCTATGTGGTTTTCCATCTCACCCTCGGCTGGTGTCAGGAACTCGCGCACGGCAGAGTCAACCGTCTCCATGCGGTTGCAAACCACCATAGGCACGCATATTTCGGAGCCGTTGGAGCCCGTGAAGTAGTCCGGCTTCAGCTCGATTCCTTGCCCTGGCCGTTTCTTGTCGAATCGCACTACCGCGCATTTCATGCCAACCCATTTCCCGTCGCCGTGGTCATCGCGTGAGAACGTTAGGCCGTTGCCAAATGACACATGGCACTGCCCTGTGTCTGGGATGCGCGGGAACTGCGATAGAGCGTCAATACCGTTCAGGCGCAGCGCCAACGTGCGGCTCTCCTTCGTCTCTGGCATCTGGTCGACAAACGTGCAGGACACTCCAAGAGACTCGCACAACTGCGGAACGCGAACACCTACTTGGTGAAGCGGGATCGACTCGGCCCATATGACACGCTTGCGGATTGGCGACTCAACTTCGCGCACGAAAAACCAACAGCGCCCGCCCATGTCCAAACCTCCGTAGCGAACGCTTCGGTTGCTCATAGGCGGAGGCGACACGTCGAAAACCTCGATGCGCCGCGCCCGGTCTAGGATCTCCGGCGTGAGCTTCTGCGCTGTGCTCTTTGGAATCGCGAGGACATCCGTTCGGAACATGAGCATTTTGTCGTCGCTCTGAACCGCCTTGTGCCAGTCGTTGACGATCTTCCCGAGGTCGATTGCGTCGATGGACAACTGCGAAATACGGAATGACCAGTTGTGCAGAAGGATCTGGTCGGCCCTCTTATGCTTCCACGCTGGCGCACGGCGGTCTAACCGCGTTCCGCACGAGACGCACCCGAGGAAATACTTGTTCGACGGCAGATGCGTTGAAACCACTTCCTCGCCTCGACGGAAGTCCCCTGCATGGGTTAGGCGCGCAGGCTCCGCGCTTCCATCGTCGAGACACACGATGCCTGGGAAGCTGTCCTCTGGGTTTTGTTGGCGCTGACAATGCGAGCAGGTCAACATCACAATGCCCTGAGATCCATCCTTCCATGCCTTATTCATGCCTCGCCCATGCACGCGCTGGGTTCCAGCCTTGGCTATAAGTCGGATGTCTGAAGTTGTGAGGCGGCCCGCGACGAACTTCTCGTTTCTCTCGTCGACGTCGTCCACCTCGTCAATCAAAGCGATGTCTGCGCTATGGGTGGTCGGAACCTTGTTCAGCCCGCAGAACATGCCCGTGGCTTTCCTGATGCCATCGGTGACGCTGTAGACGCCGATTCGGTTGACGGTCTTGCCGCTCTCATTCGTGACCTTACCCATCTCGATCATGCCTGCAAACCATGGCAGTTGGTCCACCATCGTGGGCCGGAACTTTGTCTGGACGACGTCAGATACCAACCCCTCGTCTGGCAGGAATGTCATGACATTGCGGAACAACTGGCCCGTGCAATAGGTCATGAACGCATGTTGCAGCGTCGTCTTGCCCCATTGCGCGCCTCCGGCAACGGCTATTTGCGCGTCTTTGATGCTGTTGGCTAACACGAAGTCAAACGCCTCCACGATGTCAACGAGAGCCTCGCGGCCGTCCAATGTGAAGCGTGTAAACGTTCCACGCGTCTCCCGCTTTGATTGATCCCCTGGCACCTTGGCGTCTAACTCTAGAAACTCCTTAAACGACTCACGCCTAGGCATCGATGTGGATCCACCTTGCTCGTCGTCCGGCTCACCCTGGTACGCGCAGCGCCACACCTTTGGCCCGAGTGCGGATTCGGTCTTGCGTAGGTAGTCCAGCGGAACGCGATCCGGCCACAATGCCGCATCGTCAACGATTGCCTGCCAGTTCAACACTTTCCACCCGCCTTGCTTTATCAGCCTGCCCGCGAGGTCGTCGCCGTGAGCCCTAGAGCATATAAGCACAATGCGCCCAGCCACGTTCAGGCGCGTGAATGCCGCGTTTATGTACCAATCCCACACCCGTTCGCGATTAACAGCGCTCTGCGCTTCCTTTGGCGACTTGATGGGATCATCTATCAGCAGCACGTCGGAAAGCGGAACTTGGTCCCCGACCTCGATGGTGGATAGCATCCCTCCCGATGTCGTGATGAACTTCGCCACCGGCTGCGTTTTCTGAGGCAGCGCCACGCGAGGAAACACCAGCCTAAAGCGCGGGTTTTGCGCCACACGGTCCCGCACATCACGCGACACGTCCAACCCTTCCTCTAGCGACCAAGAAGCCAACGTAAGCTTCTGGCGCGTCCTGCCGAGCAGCCAAGTCGCCACCTCGATCATGATCCTAGACTTGCCATGGCTAGGCGGAAGAACGCATATAAGTCTAGGCTCGGTGCAGGCTGCGACTATCGCTTCGCGGTTGAACTTTGTCGGGATGAATCGCTGGTCTAAGTAAGCAGCGAATGAGCATGGGTTGTCCCTGGACGCCTTCAACCCACGCGCAATCGCTGCCAGCCGCTTGTCAGGCTGCTGGACTAACTCTAGCTCCAACTCTTCCGATTCATCGCACTCCGTCAATGGCTCCATTCGTTGCCTTGTACTCACCTAATGCCCGAGAAATGTCAACGTCGGTGAGTTCTGCGGCGTCTATAAGAGATTCAATCTGGATTGGCCCACCGTCCGCGCCGGTGTGCTCTGTTCGCTGCGGAGCGTCTAGGCCGAGAAGCTTGTCGATGCGCTCGCGGGCTTTTATCTTGTCCCGAGGCTCTACAGTTGGGTCCGCCATGATGTCACGGTAGACCTCAATTGACTCCGCGACCCACTCGTTTTTCGGGCGCTTCATAGCCTCTAAGTTCTTAGCGCGCGCGCGTGCCTTATATTCCAAGATCGTCGCGTGATCTAGGTTTCCATACATCTCCCTGAACGCCCTCTTCAAGTCCCCGTCTCTCATGTCCTTTGCGAGCAGTGTTTGCATGTACTCAACACGCTCTGCCATTTCCTCGTTTGTAGGCTTGTTCCTGGTTCGCGGCTTCATGTTGGCTCGATATAGCTTATTCCGTTGGATCTGAACACGAAAAAACCCCCAGCTTTTGGCGTGGGGGTGTGATGTGTTGGCGTTGTTACTTGTTTTTTAGGCGGTCCAACAACTGCTTGTGCAACTTGGATAGTTCATCGAACTGAAAAGTTACGATGCGTCCAAGCGCCACAATCAACGCAACCTCTGGAGAGTGCTCCGCCGCATTGCAAGCGGTCTTGAACGCTTTCGCTTGCTTCGCAAAGGTCAACCCCTCAAACGCTTCAGCCTCTTTCTTGATCGCTGCTTCGGCTGCTTTGGTGAGCTTGATTTTGATTATGGTTTGTTTCTTTGTCTTTGGCATATGTCTTGACTTTCTGCTGTTCCGACTCGTTAAAATTGGTGCAGGCTACCCGGTATTAAGACTATCAGAAAGGCACGTCTAAGTCTTCAATTGGCGGCTCCGCTGACGTCGCTGGCGCTGTGCTACGTGGCATTGGAAGCGATTGTTGCGAGTTCTCCGCCTCTTGTCGCACCTTGTTGAAATCCGGTTTGCTGATGGTTCCAATCCTGCCGGTGAGCTGCAAGTTGGCGTAGGTCTTTCCTTGGTACTCGTTAGCGTAGGCTCCAACCTCGCCGGATGCCCAGACAAGCGTGCCCTCGCTTAATGCGCCAGCCGTGGTTGCGTCCTGGCCGTACACCACGACGTCAAAGCGTGTGGTAAACACCTTGTCTTGCCAAGCTCTGGAAACCTCGACGCGCACCTTGGCGCAAGGCTTGCCTGTCTTGGTCGTGTCCATCTTCGCTTTCTTCACCGTGCCGACAATGCTGCATGTGTTCATTGATTGTTCTCCTTCTGTGATTTGTTTTGGTTGTTTCAATGTTCCGAACTGCACCCGATCATCATCCTGCATGGTGGCAGGTCCAATCCGTAAACGTCCTTCATTGCTTTCAGATACTCTCGGTCGTCGTCGACGGCCTGTGATCCCGGCGATGCTCTCAATTCAGCTTCGTTGAACACCGTGCCGTAGTGATCGAAGCCCATGCTGAATCCTGTCCCTGTGGCCATGAAAACAACATCCTCACTATTTGCGCCAAGTCGCGCTGCTGCGATGTCGATTTGCAGATTGCCAGAATGGCAATCCTCAACGATGCGATTGAACACATCATCCGGCACGGCCACCACGTTATGCTCTGGGTCTGATTCGCAATTATCTTCTGAAACCAAAATGTGCCCAGACCATCCATATGCGTTTTTCCAATTGCTCATTTTCCCTCCCTGTGTTTTTCAAGAATCGAGTTCAGTGCAATCCTCATTTTCTGGCGCTTCGGATTCGATGCCGAGAAGTTTGAAATTACGATGGCCTCCAGTTCGCTTGGGTTGCGCAGCAGTAGCTTCAGCATGAGGTCGGATCGTTGCGCTCCAAACTCTAGCTCCATCCATTCGAGTGCTTGTCTTGGGTTCATTTTAGTAACAGTTTGAGTCGTTCGTTTGCTTCCAGAAGTTGCTGGCCGAATCGCTCGGCCTGTTCTCGCCATGATGCAGCGTCAGCCTTGGCAGCATTTAGCTCGCGTTCAAGTTTTCTAGCAACACTGACAGGAACATTAAGATCGGCTTCGTCTTCCGAATGCACGCCTCTAAGGTTTCCGTCAACTGTTGTCCAAGTGTTTTTGTCTGTGATTGGCGTGTCGCTCATTCTGGTTGTTGTTGGTTTTTCTTGGCGGTGAAATGCCAGTTCTCGACGACGATCTTCATTTTCTCGCGACGCTCTCCCGTCTCTTTGTGGATCCAATTGTCAGTCGATAGGCGGCCTTCTACAAGGCACAAGTCGCCCTTGTGATGATGCTGGAAGAACGTCTCCGCGCCGTGCCCAAAGAACGCGAGCGTGGCCCATGTCGTTTTCTCTTTCAGTTCGCCCTCGTCGTTCTTCCACTTGACGGTGTTGGCGACTTTGACGTTGCAAACGGACTGCCCGCCGTCGGTCTTTGTTAAATGCGGTTCTCCGCCGAGGTAGCCTTGGAATGTGACTCGATTGATCATTTTGGTTGTGCTGCTGTTCGTTGTTTTGGTGTGACTAAAAATTCGTGGGTGAACTTGATGTTCAAAGCCAGCGGGGACGTTGCGCGCCCGATGAGCGCGCCGATTAGCAAGATAGCGATCTTGGTCCACATGGGTTTCACAGGTCTAACGTGGTTTGGCGCGTCTCGCGTTGGATTCGCTCGCACATGGCGTTGAAGTAATCCTGGTCGAGTTCACTGCCCGTAAGATGCGCGCCGAAGTAATGGCAGGCGATGGCGATTGAACCGCTTCCAAGGTGGGTGTCTAGGATGTGTTGGCCGGGTTGCGCAAACTCCGTCAACACTCGCTTATAAAGCGATGTCGGCTTTTGGCAAACGTGGATTCTGTCCACGCTTTCTCTGTTCACTGAATGGCAAATAGCGTTTCTGTCAAAGCTGGTCAAAGCTAGTTCACAATTGGACATTGTAGACATTCCGGCCATGTAAGGCTTATGCCAGACAAAGAAGCATCGCGAAGCTGGTATGTGCTCGGTGAAATAGTTTCCTCCAAAAATGATCCAATCTTTCGACACTCGAAACAGTTCATTAAAATACTCACGGCTTGGCTTCACGTCCCACGCTGCGCCTTTCTTTTGATACTTCACCGACCAAGTTCCGCCAGCAACTAACGCATCACCAATCCCATAAGGCGGATCCACGATCGCCAAATCGAAGTGCTTGTCTGGAAACTCGCGAATTAGGTCCATGCAGTCCATGCGGCGGAGGTCGAGCAGGTCGGTTTTGTAGTGGTCTGGCATATCAATCCTTGATCGTTGAAGCCTTGCACGTCCAGCAAACCAAGCCGCCTGCGTGGACGCGGAGCATTGATGTTTTCGCGCCGCACATGTCGCAGATTGGTTCGTTGCGTTGCATTGCGCGATCTGGTGTTTGTTGCGGGTCGTCCCTATACAAAAAAGTCCCGACTCTAGCTGCATGCACTTTCCCGCTACGCTTATTCCTTTTGCTTATTCCCATATGCAATCACTTTCTATTTATTCAGTACCACCACGTCGCAGTTTTCGCGGATTCGCCGCAAAAGCGGCTCCGCAATATCCCGATCTAAGCCAAGCGATGCAACAAGTGTTTCACCGTTCAGGTTGGTTGTCAGGAAAATCGGTTTCCGGTTTTTCGTTCGTTCGTCGACAAGCTCCCAGAATTGTGAAGCCGTGGCGGGCGTCCACTTGCCCTTTCCAATGTCGTCGATAAATAGGGCATCGCACTTGGCGAGCCGGTCGAACCATTGCGAGAGCGTGAAGGTTCCAGCCGCGTCCCTGGCTTGGCGGTCGAACTGGCCAGAGCTAAGCGCGATCAGCCTCGGGCGTGGCACCTTGTCGAAGTACACGCGGAAAAGGCGATACATCGAGCGGGTTTTTCCTGCGCCGGTTCCGCCCCGGATGATCAATCCACGATTTCCAAGCGGATGCATTGTAATCGTCGGCAGTTTCGGCACATCCATCGCCAGCCTTGGAAGGTCAGTGTTTCCTCCTTCGGAAAACAGTCTAAACTCAGCCGGGCAGATTAGTTCCCAATCCGACCTCGTCTTGTTGCTGTTGAATGATTGTCGGTGCAACTCCGATTCAGCCGCCGCGTTCCGGTTGTGAGTCTCGATGCACAGGCTGCACCGCCGTTGTCGGAATAGCTCCTTGGCAGCATCGAATGGCGAGAACACGACCGCCGCCATGAATCCGACTCTGCACGATTCGCAGGTTGCGGGCGCTTTGTGCATTTCGTCCTGGGTGTCCATATCAGAATCCTGAGTCATCGGGGGTGGATGTGCCGAAGAGGCGGGGTTGCTTTTGATTTTGATCCGGCTTGAACAGTCCCTTGTAACCGTTGGCCATGCTGTGCTGCACCGCGCTCGGGAAATTTTCAGGCGTGAATTCCTTCGCCCACAAAGCCACAGCGTTCCTGAGCCCAATAGCCTTGTAGGGCGATTTTGTTTCTTTCTTGTAGTCCAACCACTCCCTAGCGGATTGGACGCACTGGCGGGTGCGCAGCGGCTCAGCAATCGCTATCCCATGATCAAGGATCCACTCGGTTTCCAAATCAACGACAACAGGCGAAGCCTCTCCACCTTCCCTGTTCCCTGTTCCTTTTCCCTGTTCCCCTTCCCTGTTCCCTGTTCCAAGGCTATTTTTCTCGAATCCTCGCGAATCCTCGCGAAACTCCGGGAGCTTGGATGCGGAAGGCTTGTCTATCTTCTGGTGTGTCAACCACTTGGGAATATCCAAGTAGGATTCACCGTCAACTTGGTACAGCCTAACGCACCCTTTTGCTCTCAATTCGTCCAACCACTTCGGCAAAAGCTTCACGGCGTCGTTGTCGTAAGGGAAAAGACGGCTCGCGAGGAGTCGCGAGGATGCGCGAGTCCTCCCCGAATCGTCGCAGCAAGTAAAGAGTCCAACGAAGAGGAGACGGGCTTCGCGAGAGACGGATCCTAGGCTTTCAGACTCCCAAAACTCAGGCTTTATGGATCGGATTCTCATTTTTGTCAGCCTGGATTTGTTTAAGAGCGTCCCACTTCGGTTTAATGCCGGTTACTTCCTCGTAGTACTTCCTGCAATCAGGATGGCTTTGCGCGTAAAGAAACCAACGTATGGACGATTCATAGTCGGAATCGTAACAACTTGCTATATTCACTTCTGCTATGTCGCTTATCGAAGATTCCGCAAGCCACTCTTCAAGCGTTAAGCGTGCCTCGCTTTCCATACACTGCCGAAGCGTATGGCACCTTTCGCAGACTGTGATTAGTAATTCCAAAGGAGTTTCCCAAGGCGCTTTTCCCCTGTAACCGCAATGGTGGACATGAAGCGTGTTTTGAACTGATCCGCAGTCGCGACACTTAAAACCATCGCGCTGCATTATTTCCAGCCTCTTCCTCTGCCACCGTGGGTCTTTGAGTTTTTCGGAGTAGTTCATAAATCAAAAGACCCAAACCAACCACCCACGGGTGAGATAGGGAGCACAGCTAGGCGTTGCGCCTATAAGTTCCCTCCGCGAGTAGTTGGTCTGGGTATTCTGTTGGTTCATAACTGTGCGTTTCTCGGGATCTCACTCCCGTTTGCTCAACTATGCCGCCGGTGTTCCTGGTGGCAACGTGTATTTTTTCATGGCTTCGCGGTGTGCTTCAACCTGCGCGACGTGGCAGAACCAGCCGCCTTTTCCTTGGCATTCTATGCAGTTGGTTTCTCGAACTTCATTCCAAACGCAAGGAACAGTGCCAAGGCCTAAGCAGATTCCGCATCGCTCCCATTCAAGCTCTCCACCGCAATCGTCACAGTGCTGCGCTCGCGTTGGATGGTTCGACTTCCGGCAGGTCGGTGGTGTTGGCTTGTCCATATTCTGTGAGTGTTGCGTTGAATGCGTGAGCGCAGTATGAGGCGAATTCGGATTCATTATCCAGCCTGCCGTTTCCGAAAAGCGGCATAAGGCACTTAATAGCTTCGCAAGCGGCCGCGTCGCTTTCGTCCTCTAGTGCGCGCAGGATATAGATAACGCATTGCCGGTCCATTTTGAAGCACGTCGGCTGCTGTTGGTGCTTCTCTAGCGCCGCGATCAAGTCGCTGTAGCCAATCGATGGTTGAGCATAAAATCCAAAGCCGAGTTGGCGCGCAATGTGTTCTCCAATTCGCTTGAACGCTTTGAAGTAATGCTCATCCGTCGAGAGGTTGATTGCCGCGACCGAAACTAGCGACTTGTGCTCGTTGTCCGTCAATCCTTCGATGATCTCTGTGATGTAGTAGTCTCTCATTTTTTCCTTACGTTGTTTGTTTGCCGACCGAAATTACACCAGCCGTGACTAGCATTGCCACGGCTTGGCATGACGTGACAGCGCCGAGTTTTCTAAACACCCGCTGCCTGTACGTTGTCATAGTGTGGTAACTGCGATTTGCAAGCGCTGCGTAGGTCTTCACCGTCTCGCCTTGCGCCATCGCTTGGAACAACTCGATCTCTTTTTCAGTGAGTTTTAGGTGTAGGTTTTCCATGGTCATCCTTTCACAATTGACCGCACGATTAATTTCCCGTCGACGATTCGGCAGAGTTTGCCGATGGAGCGCCGCTTTGTTTTGCGCGGCTTTGATTGCTTCACGATCCAGTCTGTCCACTGCTTGTCGTTCATTGTGGCCCTTTCGGTTCATAGGCCCAATACAATGGAGTCGCGTCCATTTTACCTCCGAACCACTCTTTGTACTGCTCGCTGTAGTAACCCGGTTCAACCCCCCACGTATGCTTCAGCAATAGCGGTTGCTTGTGCTTTGGCAACTTCTCCTCCGGCGTGAACCATTCAATCGTTTCAGTTTTCATCTTGGCACCTCGATCTTGGTAAATGTCGCGCCTTCGAGCGTTTCGTGTGTGCGGTGAATTTCCAAAATCACCATATCGTTTGGGTTTACGACGTAAATCAACCAACCGTATCCGTCAGTGTAAAGTCTGGCAACGGTCGTTATCCTGCACGGCCGCCTGATCCAATACCACCCGTCCTCTTTCGGAATCTCAGTTTTCATTCCCATTGCCCTTTCAGTTTCAAGTAGCACTCGCAAAGCTCACGCGCTGCAAGCGTCATAAACGCCCATTGGAACTCGAAATCGTACAGAGTGTCGAGTCGTTCCAATGTTCTCGCAATCTCCACGAAGTCGTTCCTGTCGCCGCCGTGAATCTCCTTCATGAAATCCTGGCACATGTCGAGAGACTCAGTGTAGGGCGGATTGGTCGTGACGACTCTATCACGCATCCACCACGCATGTTTCTTGCTCCATTTCCAGCCGCACAGCGCGGCCACCTTCTCGTTGATTTTCTTATCTGTCATTTGTTTTCGGTTCGTTGTTTGCTTCTGTAGTGTTTGAATCTGTTTCGCATTACTGCGCGCATGTCTGATTGTTGTTCGATCTTCACCGCTACCCATCTCTTACTCTTTAACTGCGGACTGCTTTTAACATGGCTCGCGTAAAATCGACTTCGCGCCCGCCTGTCCCGCTTTCTCCATCGATTGAACCAGTGCCAATCGAATTCAAGTTTCTCGGTCATGTGCGATGATGTTTCTGAGTTCCCGGTTTTCTGCGCGCAAGGTTTCGATTTCCTTGCGCATCTTTGAAAGTTCGTCTTTCAACCGCATAAGATACCCAGCGCCATCGAGCATCTCTTCGATTGCGTGTTGTGCCCATTGACACGGCGTCATGTCGTCGCGGTCGAGGGTGGTTCCGTATTTCTCCAATCCTTTCGCATGTCGCTCGTGAAGAAGCGCGCAGAGTCTTTCGGTGGTGGTCATGGCTTTGACTCCTTGGCTTTGTTCCACATTTCCTGCCCAACACTTTCCCATCCTTCGCTATTAAGAGTTTCCGCCATTCTATCCCCAGCCTCCTCCAACCTCTTCACGCGGGCTTGCAGTTCGTCTATCCGTTTCGCGTCCTGCTCCATTTTCGCCTCAGCCATAGCAGGATTATACTTCCATGCGTTGGCTTCAGCTTCGGATTCAAGCTCTGAGACTCGGGCTTGCAGTGCGTCGCGTTCTGTTCTTAAATCGGCAATCTCGCGAATATAAGCGCAATGATCCGACGTGTAAAAAGATCCGTCGACTTCCCCACCTATTCCGTAAGATCCGCACTGAAAATGAACTCGCTTTCCGTATCTAGCAATTTCTTCACTCCCGCACTTTGGGCATTTCATCTCTTCACCTTTCTCCAAGCCATGGCCCAGCGTCCCGAGCGCGTCTTGCGGCGCGTTGTTGGTTCGATGAGTCCGGCCTTTTTGAGGTCTGCAAAGCGGGCGGAACAGGTTTGATGGCACATTCCCGTAAAATCCTCGACTTCTTCGCAGGTGGCGTCTGTAAACAGGCTTAATGCTCCAAGTATTCTGACCCTATCCCAACCCTTATTCGTCCCCCTATTCGCCGCTACGGACTCAGCGTTACCGCCGTGCCGGTTGGCGCAGATGTCAGGTTTCACTTGGTAGCCTCCTTCGGCCTTTGAGTCTTAGATAAATGCCAACTTCCGTTCCATTTTGGCGCGTGAGTTCGCGGGATGTATATTCCAGATTCACCCGCCTTACTAGACGCCCACATGTCGTCTATTGTCTCCGGCTCTTCAATGTACATGACCCAATCTCCATCTCTATCCATCGCGATCCAATTGATCCACGGCGGCGTGGTTGACCAATCCCACGGAACGGGGTCGGTCCATGTGGCGATGAGGTCCAAAATCGACTCGCCAGTATCTCGGTGCCGCCCCGTTTTCGACCAAGAGAAAGCGAATGATTCAATCCATCCAACCATCTGCATATACTCATCCGCTGAATCGTTCTCCGCCGCAACAACCGCCTTCCGCCCATCCCGCGTTTTCCATTCCCCAATCGTGATTTTCATCCTTCAATCTCCTTCCTGTACTTGGTTTTTTCGTTCTTCCAATTCGGCCCCATAATTGACTCAATGATGGGTTCAATGTGCTTAATTGTAATCATGTCGCTCGTGAGCCTGTAGACGCACCAGCCAAAACTTAAAGCGGCGTTGTACTTTTCACAATCACGGGAATATCCAGAGCCTCGCGTATGGCGCCCGCCACTCCATGTGCCACCTTCGATCTCAATCATTGTCTTTGACGGCAGGTGGGCAAAGTCTGATCTCCATTCCCTAGTGGAACAGAACTTTACTTCACGCTCCAGCGACGGCCCCCCGAGTGCTTTCCAGATGAGCGCAAACTTGGCTTCAAGTCGACTGCCTTTTGCTTTGCGGCGTGCGGTTTTCAGTTGTTGCTTGGCGCTCATACAGTCACCCCCAGACACATTTTGAACGTCGCGGCATACTTGTCGTTGGGACTCGGCTCTCGCCCATTCCGGCGCGCAAGCGTGCGTGCATTGCGATTCTCGATGTCGTTGCAGAGTTTGCAAATCCACCCGTTGCGCAGCGTGTAGCCGGGTCGGCCGCACAGGCACGCCGTGCGCTTTGGTGGATAACAGGCTCGTGATTTTTGCTTGGTCTTCATTGGATGTCGCTACCGTCTTGTTTGATTTTCCAGCCTGGCAACTTGATGGTTTGAACTCCTGAATCGTACCCATCCCACTGGTCGTCTTTAAAGCATCGACTGAGTTGAGCCAGCAACGCTTCGTTAGTCCTGCGACCAACTTCCATGCTCTCCTGATCCAACTGATAAGCCGCGACGCCTGGGAAACCTTTCTTCTCAACCGCGACAAATATGAAGTTGGTTGTCTCGAACAGGTCGGCATAGAAAGCCGCCTGCATGTGGTAATTTAGGTCCGCAATTTTCCGCGAGAACGCATCCTTGCAAGCCCCCTCGGCCGGGACTGTTTTCAGGTCGATGATCCACGTCACGCCGTTGTCGTCGGTGAACACAAGATCCGCCGCGCCTTTGAGCATCAAGCCTGTTCGCTTGTGACGTTTAAAGCACTTCACTTCCGCGTTTCCGCGTGCCGCCGCTTCGGTTAGCAAGTCGAGCTTGCCGAGAGCGTCAGAGCATCGCAGGACGTCCTGCTCTTCCTCGGGCGTGACGACGGGCAATGTCTGCGCATCGCGCCACTCCTGTGACGCCTTCGTGCGCCATGAGTCGAACATTGCAGGCCGCACCGCGTAGCAAAGCCTATCCGGTTCCAGCTTCGCACGGTGGACGAGTGTGCCGACGATTATCGCCGCGTTCTGCTTGTCCTCCTGCTCCTCTCGGGCGTGCTTGTAATGCGCGGGTGAAAGGCGCATTGATTTAAGCGCCGAAACGTTGACTCCTGGCGCTGCGCGATAGTCCGATTCAGACATGTCGAGAAAGATGCCTTCGCCGTGGGTGATCATTGTCCCCTCGCTTTCAGCATGGCGTCGGCGTACCGATACGCGTCATCTGCGAATTGATTAGGCTTTCCGTTGGTGTTTGGATCTGAAAGCAAACCATTTAACGCCTGCCCTGCAAACCAGTCGCGGAGCGTCATGCCGCACCACTGTACTTCCTGCCGCGTTTTGTCGTCCCATCGCGTTTCTGGAAACGCTGGCCCGCCGTCGTTTGGTGTGCTCATGCTTTTTTTCCTCCATGCATATGCCCGCGTCCTCGGTTGGCTTCGATCTCAGCTTCGATGGCTTTGCCGACTGGCAGTCCGAAGTTTTCAGCCATGTCCATAATCCTGACGACGCATCCAGCCAGCTCGCGGACCATCGTGTCTTTAGTTCTGTAGTCGCTCCACGACTCAATTGGATGCTTCCTGGCGGCCTCCACGGCTTCGGAAAGCTCAGTGTGAATCAGTCCAATCAACTCGATTGCAAGGTGTGGATTGTAATCGACCCCACTGGTCACGCATGCTTCTGCGATGTCAGCTCGATCACTCCACCAGCCGTTTGTGCAATTGATTAAGAAAGCCTCCTGCTGCTTCGCGCTGAACTCGATCGCGAATTTTGAATTTATTTCACTCATATATTTTTTGGTGCCGGTCTCTCCCGGCTGTCACCTCTGCCTGAGGTTTGGCCCGCTGTTGGAGCGGAGAAGTTAATTTCCGTAGCCGTCGCCGTAGCCGTAGCCGGAGCCGGAGCCATAGCTGTAGCCGGAGTCGTAGCCGTCGCCGTAGCCGTCGCCGGAGCCGGAGCCGTAGCCGGAGCCGGAGCCGGAGCCGGAGCCGGAGCCGGAGCCGTAGCCGTAGCCGTAGCCGTAGCCGGAGCCGGAGCCGGAGCCGGAGCCGTAGCCGTCGCCGGAGCCGGAGCCGTAGCCGTAGCCGGAGCCGGAGCCATAGCTGTAGCCGGAGTCGTAGCCGTCGCCGTAGCCGGAGCCGTAGCCGTAGCCGGAGCCGTAGCCGTAGCCGGAGCCGTGGTGGCTACTCAATAAACTTCGCATAGGTCGCCTCTGCTTCAGTGGTGGTTTGGATGTACTCGATAGCGTTCGTTAAAAACACCTCGCCAGTGCGATTCAATCGCGCTTTGACAACGCCCTTGTTGGCGATGTCACTGAGGCTAAGCCCTCCTTTTTCCCACGACCAAAGGCGAAGCGAGTTTTCGAGTTTTACCTCCATCGAGTTGTTTGGATTGACCCACGCAACGTCCCCGATGTGAACGCCAGCGCTATAGGTCCTAATAAGGCACCGCTTCCCAAGCATTGGGTGCGGCTGTGTAATTGTTTGCGCCGGTTGATTGATTCCGAACGCCTTAACCAGTTCCGCGATCTCTGCAATTGTAATGTTCATATGTTTGCTTGTTGTTATGCTGATTGAAAGTTGGTCGGGGATTTCACCGGTTGGTTCCGAATAGCCACGTGGATCAATCCACAAGCGCATCGTCTATCCCGAAGTTAAATCGTCCCGTGTTGCGAAACAGTCGCCGGTGTGCCTCTCCTGCTGATTTTGAACGAGTGACAAGGAAGCGCGCCCACGGGACAAAAGTGTTATGCTGTGGCGAGTTTCTCGGCCTCGCGTTTGACCGCCGTTGCAACGCCGCGCTTCGCGCCGATGAATTTGGCGCACACGGCGTCCGGGATCGACTCAAAACCGCTGTAGGTCATCGCGTCGGCGGAGGACATCCACGGCGGGTCTTGGCTCACGCAAGCGCGGATGAATGAATCGAAGTTGCCGCCAGCTTCGGTGACGATCTTAGCCAGTGCGGACTGCGCTTCGGAAAGGGCAACCTGCGGCTCGGTGGTGAGCAATTGCTCGACGTTTGCAACCACTTCCGCAGCCTGCTTTGCTACTTCGGTTGCCACGACCTCGACCACTGGATCAGCCTTCGGCGTTTCCGGCTCCGGCGCGGCCTCGGCTGGCTTGCGCTTTTTGAACACCGGGCCAGCGGGCGCGGCAGGAGTGACGTCGATAATGTCGCCAGAATCGCGCACCTCCTCGGTGGTCAGCAATCCGCGCAACGCATCGCCAAAGTTGTCGCGGAGAGCAAAAGAGCGAGCGCGATACCTGAGCATTCGAGCAGGGTATTGTGTCCAAGGGCCTGCCTTGCCCCACAATGCCGCACGCTTGGCGTCGGCCACGCTGAACGCGCACTCCATCGCGTCGAATCCAATGCGCTTAACGCGGCACACCGCTGTCACGTCGTCGGTGAATTGCGTGGGGTTCCGGCTGGTCTTGGCCCCCGCCACCTCGTACCACTCGGCAAACTCTTCCAGCTCGCCGGTTGACCGCACAATGCCGAGTTGAGCATCACCCCAAATCGTCGGCCGTCCGTTGACAACCGCTATATTCTGAAGCGCCGCCATAGGGGGGAGTCCAACCTCCAAACCCATTTCAATGGCGATCATAATCGCCTGAGGGTTCTTCAATGAAGTCGGGGCAAGCCCGCTCTGGAACACAGCATCGGCGAACCGGAATAGGCTCTCCATGCTGTCGATTGATACTCCACGCGCCGTCATTGGGAGAGCGGCCTTGGATGTTGTTGTGACTGCTTTTTGTTCGCTCATATAGTTGATTGGTTGACGCTACTTTTTTCTTCGGATGTACGACGCACGGTCTGGCCGTTTCGGAATAGGCTTTTGTTGGATGAAGTCGCCCTTGATGTGTTGCGGCGGTGTTCCGTAAAGCACCGGGAGAGTGTTTACGCTGTTTTTGTTTCTTGTGTAATTCATGGTTTAATTGCTTTCAAAAAGAAGCCCCTCCTGGATTTTGCTTGTGGATTACTGCGGGGATTATCTGGCAAGCGCCGAAGCGCCAAGGATGATTACCGTCGCCAGTGACGACCAAGAGGGGTTATGGGGAAAGTTACTTGATGGTTCCGCCGACTTCGAGAAGTTTCGCGTTTTTCTCTCGCTTGGTTTCGTCGTCGATCCACTCGCGGTCGCCGTAGTTTCGGCGGATCCATTCGCGTTGATAGTTGTCACTCGTGACCGCACACACAACGATAAGTGTCGCGGGTAGGAGTGTGGCCCCGAAGGCCGCCATGATCATGATAAATGTGTCCATATGCTTTTCGTACCGTCATTTGAACCAAACCAAATCCTTTGGCAATTCGATGCCCCAAATGTGCCCGTGCGACATTTTGTATCGGCACCTCGGCGCGATCTCGTCGCTTGTGTCCATGCACACTTTTCCAGTGTCTCGCGCAATGAGGTCGAAAACCCAAGCGATTCGATTCCGCGCCTCGACACGTTGCGCCTCGTTCAATTGTGAGTACTGGAATTTCATCGCTTGCTTGCTTGTTGTTTACGCTCCGTCGGTTTGAGCGTCAATGACAATTTGTTTTAAATGTTGAAAACCTTTTGATCGCGCTGCTCTGCGATGCAAATCGTGTCGTTGTGCGCGCCGCCATGGCAGCACAGCATCAACTCAACCAGCTTGAATCCGCGCTTGACCCCCATGCCTACGCTGTTCCAGCCAAACGACAAAACGATTGCATCGTCGGTGCATATCGGCGTTATCGCGGCCCGAACCCGCTTGTACAGTGCGGCTGATTGTGTTTCTTTCATGCCCACTTCGAGCCCGATCCCTCTGTAGCATTCGCTTATCTGTCGAGGACTGTACGGAGGGTCGAAAATAACAAGATCAGCCTTTACGGCACAACTCGCCAGTTGCTCAAGAAACGCCTGTGCGTCCATGTGGTGTAGTGCTTTCGTCTCTGGGTTGAGATCGTTTGTGTGAGTTGCCCACGTCTTGTTGCGTGCGAACGGGTCAACCGAAACGCGGGATTTCAATAGATACTTTTGAACAAAATCCCTTATAGGAGGGACGTCGAAAGTATCTCCTGATGGCATCGCCCAATGTCTTGAAAATATCATATTTCGGTCCTTTATCGGCACGTTGCGGCCTCTTTGGCGAGTTCGACCCACCTCTCTAGTGGTAGCTGTCTGGCTCTGTATACGTACACTGAAGACACGTTTGCAATTGCGTAATCACCGATCAGGTCGAGCCAGTAGTAATACCCTTCTCCACGGCATATTTTCACGCCAAACTGCTTAATGTGCTTGTTGATCTGGTTAGCGTTCATGCTTTTTTCTCCCGTCGTTTTCTGGCCCATGCCGCGCTTCGCTTCGAGTGCTTCGCCGCGCATTGGGCACAGTGGTGTTTGGTTTTCAGCGGCCGGGCGCAGGTCCGGCACTTGCCTTTTCGAGCCTGCGCTTCGGCCCATTTTTGTTGTCGGGTCATTGGGATTACTTGTTGCGCCAGATATTCAGCGCCCGCTCGGCGATCTCCGTTTTGGCAGCGTTTCGCACTGGCTTGGCTTTACTCTCCACCCAAAATAGCAACCTGTCGACCGTGGCCGTCTTGTAGCGTGGTGAGTCGTGGTAAATCACGTAACCGTCCTGCCCTGCGCATCCGCGAGGCGCAAATCTGCCGAGGGTAGAGATGTGGTAGGTTCTGGTTTTCATCGTGTCGCCATTTCGTTTTGGTTGCTCACCGCCCAGCGGATCAGAAGTTCTCGCGGCACCATTGCTTAGCCTCTTCTCCAAATACGGGGTCTCCATTGGTTTCCAGAGCCACATCCCCATCTTGGCGAATCCAAGCGGTAACTTTGGCGTCGCCGCCCCCAACTGAACCAAGCCAGCGAATTGCCATTTCTCCAGCCCATTTACGAATTCCGATTGATGCCGTCTTCATTTTTCTCCTTTGGTTCACAAGTTTAACCACCGCCCATTCCCCTCCCATCGGAAGAGGAAGGAGCGGGGGCAATTACCACGTTCCAACTTTGGTTTCTCCGTGAACCATCTTCCACGCTTTGGAATACGCTGGATGCATGATTCCGACGGAGTAGGCAATTGACTTTAAAGCGCGGCTTGCGGCCATATCCCAATCCCCTTCGTCTTTGTGGCGGATCGCGTCAGTCAAGCAGAGACGCGCACTGCTCTCCATGTTTCCGCCAAGTTGGTTTCGCGCTTCGATGATTACAGCTTCAAGGTTCATATCGTTTTCGGTTCGTTGTTTCGCTCGTTACGTGGACACAATGCCACACCCATTCAAAACGTCAACAACAACGAGATTGGAAAAAGGCTGGTCTGATTCCAATCGGGTGAATCGTCAATGGGCCAACTGTGCCTAGGGTTGGCCCATGGCGCGGTGTGCCGCTACGGCCTAGCGTCCGCTTTTCCCAAGCCACTTCGCGCAAGCCCTGATCCCGAGCCACGGGCGCACCCTGGCGTTGGATCGGTAGCAGACACTCCACCGCTTGTCGTTTGGCCGGGTGCAACGCTGGACTGCGCTCTGATACCACTCGCAAGCCTCGCAAATCGCTTGTCGGTGCGCTGGGGTCTGGATCTCCGTGCGGACGCTCCTGCGGGCGATTCCGCGCAAATGGCTCGTGATTTTGAAGAGGTACTGCACAAAGCAAAAAGCCCCCAGATCGGGGGCGGTGTCAAGGTGGTTGCTTTTTCTTAGCGCGCCATATCGTAATAATCCTCTCCGTCTTCCTCCATCCATCCAGTGCTTAGCCCGTGCCGAATCGCACGATCCGCCTCAGACTCAGCCATTTTGCGGTCGTTCACACCAATGCACTGCGTAAGCAGTTCGCGCACAATTCCATCCCTACTAACCGGCCCCATTGCGCGGACGTACATGATGGTGATTTGGATCGCGTCGAGTGGTTTATATTCGTTGTTCATGCGCAAACAATGCCACGTTTCCGGCTACCGTCAACAACAACGTGATTGGAAAAAGGCTGGCATGATTCCAACTGGGAAGTGAGACGTGTTTCACGTCCCAGTTAAAGCCAGTTGTAAAGCAACACTTTACAGCTTGCGGCGTGGAGCTTGTGAATATCCAAAAAACGGGGCGGGTTTCATGGGTTTACCCTCCCCGTGCCGCATGTGCCGCAGATGTCAATAGGCCAACTGTGGCATGACCTAGGTCAAGGGGTGGGTAGGTCAACCCCGCTTTTCCCAAGCCACTTCGCGCAAGCGCGGATCCCTAGCCACGGGCGCACCCTAGCGTTGGACCGGTAGCAGACCGACCACGCCTTATCGTTCGGCCGCACGCACCGCTGGACGCTGGCTTGGTACCACTCGCAAGCCTCGCAAATCGCCTGCCGGTGTGCTGGCGCCTGGATCTCCGTCCGCGTCGTCCTGCGGGCGATCCCGCGCAAGTGCGATGTGATTTTGAAGAGGTACTGCACAAACAAAAAAGCCCCCAGAAAGGGGCGGTGTCAAGGGGTGTGTGCTTTTGTTAAGGGTGAAGAACTGGGGGCATGGAAGATTTTTCAACCTCGACCACTTCAGAGCCGGGGCACAGGTTTGCAACTCTAGCCGCGCTCCTGTGTGACTCGAATTCTAGGGCGTGCTCTCGATTGTAAGTGTGCTCCGGACCACCTTTGGATCCGTCTTTGATCTGTTCCCCGTTGGCTGAACGATACCAACCGGGACGTGCGCAGACGTAGGTCATCTTTTGATTATCTCTTCGGTATTCCTGAACGATGTAAACTTTCATGCGCAAACAATGCCACGTTTACGGCTACCGTCAACAACAACGCGTTTAGAATCCTGCGGAGGTTTTCCAATCACACGAGGTCGGCGCGAATGATTAGGGCATCGGCTGGAATCGGTGTGACTGTGAGGGAGCCCGCCGCGTTAATTGGGCAATCGTACAGCGTACCCGCGTTGAACTCGCGCCCCACGCCCACGGCGCTTGGCGGTGGCAATGGAGCAACAAGCCGCTCGCTGTAGGGGAGTAAGGCGCATTCTATGGAGTACTCCGTCCGCTCCGAAAACAGCACGACCTCCCCTCCTCCGCCGCTCCAAAAGTCAGGGTCTGGCGCAGGGTGGTTGCACTCAGTGCCATTGCCAGCCGAGACAAAGGTTGCTACCGTCCAGCCGGTTTGCGTCTCGCGAGTGCCAAGGAGAAGGCCGTTCGTCTCGATCATGTCGCGCCACGATTCCGGTATAGCCTCTAGGAAATCGTCGTGAATAAGAGACCACTTGAACTGTTCATCCCGCCGAGAATGAACCAAGCGCCAGTCCCCGCTGCCGTCGCACGCGTCCGGGTCGATGGTCATGCCGTACAGAGCGCCAGCCGTTGACGCCGAAGCGTAGCTACCAAGCGTAGGGGTTGCGGGTTGAACAGGCGCAAACGTGTTGTAAACGCCTGGGTTCACAGCAACGCCGGTTGAACATCCAACCTCGACGCCGTCGGCTTGGTATAGCTTTTTAACCTCGACCGTCTCGCTCGTGCCGTACTTGGTCTGGAAATCGATGGGCAGAATCAACCGAATCGCAGTGAGTTGATTGAAGAACGTCGCGAACTGGTTAAACACCTCGGCGGTTGGCTCGGTGTTTGGGAGCGGCCCATGGAACAATGGCTTGTCAGCGCGGATGTCTGCCGCTGTGGCGTAGGCCGTCGTCACACTAGGAATGCATCCGAAAGAGCGTCCACCAAATGCGGAGAAGCAGGCATTTTCAAACGTGTAGTCAAGCACTGCATAGGTGCCCGTCTGGCATCCGTAGGATTCAGTGGAGACTGTGTCGACATAGCCTTCGCACATTGCCCTGGCGTATGTCTCAGCCATGGCAAATGGCCAAGACTCTAGCGGAGTGTCATGCGGATCGTTGCCCGTGTTTCCGTCCTCATACGGCTTCGGGATTAGGCGTGTAAACGCTATGCGCGGGTAGCACGCGCCGAAAGGAACGTCGAGAGACGAAGCCACCGTCGATTCATGCGCCGCGTTTCCGTATTGGGTGCCGGGTCCGGTGCAGTTGCCTCCAACGAATTGGTTGATGATGTACTCGCGGATTCCGTTCTCGGCTGTGCGCCCGCTCTCATTCTCTGCCGCGATTGTCGCAAGGCTCCACGTCGTGTAATCGCGGTCAATAGTGCTCGGCGCGTCGGTGCCGTGCTGCAAGCGTCCGTTCAGCTTCACCTTTACAACCTCTTCGCCGTTCTCGAAAAGCCGCTCCGTTGACTCCACGACAAGCGGAAGCTCTCCGATGGGGCAGGAGCGCAGTTTCTTGCGCCTTTCCTCTTCGCAGGCTGTGTCTAGCGCCGCGCACGGTAGATAATTGATGCCAGCCGTTGTATCGCTTCCGACATAGCGAAAAGTGGGTAGGCTCTCAGGTGCCACCCAATCCGCGTTGCCATATGAAAAGTGCCACGTCAGGTCAGCGGGGAGCGGCGTCGGCGCTTGCCATGTGCATCTATCGAAAGTCCATGAGACGTAGTCAGTGAACGCATCAACCTTCCAGTTGGAAGTTTCAAGAGTCTGATACGGGATCAGACTCATAACGTCCATGACCCACTCATTGGACCAGCCTCGCGGAAGCGCGTCAGGTAAGATCCCATTGGCTTCGTAAACGTGGCCAGAAGTCGTCGAAAAGGTGAGGTCGGAAGCCTCGGCTGTGAACGTCTCCCCAACATTATAGACTTGGCCCTTGTACGTCACTACGTCGTCAAACACTGAATATTCGCGGCCTTCTTGCAATTGGCCAGACTCCGCCGGCGTCTTGTTTGGAGCGATACCGTCGAACACGTCTGCCGAGTCCATGCCAGCCCAGTTCCTTCGGAAATATAGGACGCTTTTGCCATCAGCCCCGACCTCATATCCGATGAGTTGCTGGCGCGGAACTAGGCGCGACCACTGGCGATTCATGCGGCGCGCAGCGTCGAATACCGCGTTGGTGTTGATCTCCGCGAAGGAACCCGGCAAGGCGATGTGAAGCCTGCGGTTTACAATCACTCCGTTGGCGAAGTAATCATCGCCAATCTCTTTCGCTTGGTCCTCATCCAGACCACTGCCGTCCGTCCCGTTGACGAGTGACATGCGCGCACCGCATAACCGCAGGAGAAGCGACAAGTCCCAGAGCGCAGGCTTGTAATTATACAGCTCCGTCGCTTCGCAGAACAACCCAGCCGTTGCGCTCGATGCGCTGAACGTGGCGTTGGTTGACGTGACGAATTGAAGGGCCGTGACGGAGCGCGCTGCGAACGTCAGAACCCTAGAAGGGGTTGACGCATCCAGAGTCACGGTGCCGAGGGTGGTGTCTCCGTCTTTCACTGCGACAACGACCGACCCGAGCAGCTGCGACGAGTGAACCAATACGGAACAGGTCACAAAGCCGCTCGTGCTTGCAAAGGTCGTGCCGCTCGCGCCCGTCCGGCCAATCACTGAACCGCTTGGAATTGTCGTCGAATTCGTTGCGCTCCATTGCGGATATAGCGGTTGGACGTATTCACCCGTCTGAAGCCCGCGCTGCGGGGCGAGGTGGTACTGCGTCGTCAGGAACTCTTGCGTGGTGAACGCATGGGAAAGCCAGTCACTCGCGCCCGTGTCTTCGTCGGCCTTCTGGGTTGGCGTGCCGCTGAACTCCGCGCTGAAGAAGTTCAGGATTCGGTTGAGGTTATTACCCCACGTCTTCGTCAGCCGGTTGCCGAATTGGTATGGCCCTTCGATGTACTCCGCCCAATCAAGCTGGGTTATCGTGCCGTTATTCTGGACGACGATATAGCGGTCATTCGGGTATCGGAGGATGGTTGCAACGTGCGTTGGCTCACTCTCGCAAAAGCCCTCGAACGTGAGCGTAGGCAACCCGTCAATCAGCGGGGTAAAGATGATCTCGAAAGTCCCATCCTCGGCGGGGTTGGTGCAGGCCCCTAGGTATTCCGGCGTCGGGATGTAGCCGCCATAGGCGTTCCCGTGCTGGCTCCTGGCGCTCTGGATAATCGAGAAGTGACTCTGAGCCGCAGCGAACACCGGCGACGCTACCACGAGGCTATCCGGGTCAATTGCGCCCCGTTGGCGCTTTGCCAGTTCCCAAAGTTCGAATGCACTCCCGGTACCGAAGTCCAGATCGACGCCGCCCTCTTCTGGGTTTGTCAACCGTTCGTCCTCGCTCGCCACGTTCAAGACTTCATTCCCGAAGACGAATGAGCCAGCGATTGACGAGACGTTGACGCCTTCCTCTTCGCCGGGCCCCGTCAGTGGCCAAGTGTACTCATTGGGAGGGATATGCTCATAGATTGCGCGGAACTCGTCGATTGGCGGAAATAGCGTCCCCGATGAATTCCGAATCTGGCGAAACGGCGCGGACAGGTAAAAGTGGATCCGGCGCGTGGCGTCGCCAAATCCACTATTGATCCTGTCGTTGATACCGTTGGCCAAGGCGATCATCTCCGTCGACGTGACGGGTGCGCCTGACGCAACGGTTGGAATGCGGGTGAATGTGACCACGCGTTAAACTTGGCAGGCCTTCCACTCGATATTGATCGTGGCATTAAATCCAAGAGCATAGACCGCAACCGCGCTTGGTACGCACATTAGAATTGTCGACTGACCAAAAACCTTTTGGCTAACGGATGCCGGAAACGACGCACCAGATGCTGAACCAATTTCAAGATAGTTGGTTCCACCCTCTCCGTTAAGGTTCTTGATTAGAATGTACCTGTCACCAGTTACATCACCAGGAATATCAAGCAACTCCGCATTTCCAGCGCCTGTAGAAATAGTTTGGGTTCCGCTGGCCATGTGTGTACCCGTCATATCCTGCGTTGACGTGGTTGTCTCGGATCCGAGATAAGCCCCACCTTTTGCAGCGTAGAGCCTCGTCGTGATTTGAATTTCGTCTGCCATAATTTTTGAGAGTTAGTTGTTAACGATACCGAGGGGCGGAGTTAGCGCCGCCGCTGACGTTGCCCATCAAGAGGTTTTTTGGACGCTGATTAACGCCAGTTGGATCCACGTTAAGCATTGCGCCTGGGTTGGGCCTAGGCTCTAGCCTGCGGACTCGACCGTCCAATTGCCGAATCGAAGTTGAGATTGTCCCGGTGCCTTTTGGAAGTTTCATAGATTACACAGCGTCACCCCAAAGCCAGTCTTCGTAAGACTCCGCCCATTGCCAGAGTTGCACGACCTGCCACTTGGCATTGTCCAACACGTTCAACTCGGCCGCGTATTGCAGGAAGTAGCCTTGCGGAACCGACGCCTTAAACGCGGATGGCATCGTGGTGTCAGCAATCAACGACGCACGAGTCCACATGCGGTTATTTGTTGCGTCGTTATTAATCAGTGACTCAGGCGCGCCCACTTGCGTTCGCTGGATGATGAAGGCATCGACGCGATAGGTGTCCACGCCCTTAGAGAACATCTCGCAGAGTTTGGCGATACTGTTCCTGTTCGTCTGCGTCGGGTTGAATGGTTCGTATTTCTCAGCCACTGCCGTGTTGAATTCGTCGTATGTAATTTCGCTCCTAAAATACTTCTCGACGATTGCGCGAAACTCAGCGCGAAGAAAGTTCGCAGTGGTGTCACTATACGCTCCGAAAATTGCCATCGCATCCTTGATCTCAGTCTTTTCCCAAAGGCTTTTTTCAAGGCTGCTTGTCTGCCTTGACCAAGTTGTGACGACGCTATCTGGCCCGGTTAGCGGAGCGCCACCGCTGTCTGTTGTTGCGTTGCGAGTCGAATATGTAACCGACAACACATAGTAACCACCCGCGTCGTGCTCTATGGTAGCGTCCGAAACTCCGCCGATAGCTACAAGCCTGTCCAGCTCGGTTCCGCATTCAAGCTGGGTGCCTTTATATCGAAGCTCGATTGAATGGCCGATGCCATCACGATAAGAGCGCCTAGGCTCCAACGCCTGAATCCCGGTTGATGCTTTAAGGACAAGGCGGCTCATATCTTGTTAATACTCTGAACGGTTTGCTGCGACGAAGCTTTAATGGCTTTTAGCTCCGTCAACTGTTGCTTCATGATTCCAGCCGTCGAGTTAGGCCCACCTCCGATGTAAAGCCCCATTCGCGCTAACGAGTCGGCTTGCGGAATTGCAGCAGTGGTCTTGATCGAAGATTGATTGTACGGGCGCAAGACGGTGTCTTCCAACCTGCGTTTGTCTGCGAAACTTGTCGGCAATGCTGGACCAGTTCCGATTGCCATATCAGTCAGCTTTGAAAACGCGGTTCCGATAACGGTTGATCGTGCGTAACCAAGCACTGACGAAACGATCTTTAGGTTGGCTTCCTTAAGTTTGTTGTAAAACGCTTCTATCTTGGTATTAGCCTCGTCGATGCGTTGAATGTCAGATTCGAGATTCCCGACATCCTGAATCGCCCGCAAAGCCGCGATCATTGATTCAGGTCGACGCCCGAAAAGCATGCCCATCGATCCCCGGTCGCGTGACTCCATGCCGCCCGGCCCAAGCGATCCCGTGATTTGCTGCGCAAGCGTCAAAATGTTGTCTTCGTTCGCGTTCGCGCCGTATCGCTTGAAAAGCTCCTGTGCTTTAGGATCTCCGCCAAGTGCCGCGCTCCTAGCGGCGGAAAGAGTCGAAAGCCCGCCAATCACTTGGCGCACGTTGACGCCAGCCGCGCCAGCCGCTTTTGAAATCTGGATAACTTGCGTCCTCGTGATGCCCATCTGCTCCGCAAGGTCTGAAGTCTCGTCAGCGAATCGAAGGGCGGACGTTAGCGACGATTTGAAAGCCGCTGTAATAGCCGCGACAATCGCGGCCGGTGCCGCAAATCTACCAGCAGCGCCAAGCAGTGAAGCCGCAGCGCCTGATTGCGGAGATTGCGCGACCGGTTGACCCAAACCACCAAGCGTCGAACGATTGCGAGCCATCGCCAATTGAAGCGCGGATGTCCTGTATTCGTTCCCGCTTTTCTTTGCGGTCGCCAACCTCCGCTCTAAGTCAATCTGGCGTTGCGTTAGCTTTGCCCGCTTCTCTTCCAATGTAAGCGATTCAAACGCCGCCTTGCGCTCTTGGCGAGCAATGGATGATCTCTCCTTGTTGAACTTCACCGAAAGCTCGCGGCTTTTGTTCAGGCGGTCGGTGATCTTGTCGATCTTGTCGACGAGGTCTTTATCCTCCCCTGTGAACTTCAGGACGTATGTATCATCGCTCACTTGTCGCCCTCCTTTTCGTCAGGCTTCAATTCATCGAACATGCGTTTCAACGCCTCGGGATCCTCCGCCATTTGGCGCGCATAGTCGCTAAGGTCCTGGTCTTCCTCGGTCCACACTTTGGCGATGCCTTGTTCCTCCAACAGCGCGGCACGATTCCACAAGGCAAGTGATATGGGTGTATTGAATGCCTGTGAATCGCTGCGATGGAAATGGGAGAGAAGGCTTGCGTACAGCATCGCGAGGATGGGCGATCCGCAGGAGTTGCTTCCTGGTTGGCGCTTCATCTTCGGACCTTTGAAGCCAGCCTCTAGGTATAACGCAAGCTGGTGAATCACTTGTAATGAACCGTAGCGCGCAACCCGCTTGGCGAGCCTACCAATGCGGTATTGCGTCCACCAATCGCCAATCTTGCGCGAAGCCTCGGTAGCTGGACGCTCGCACACCCAAATAGCAAGCGCCACGTCTCCGACGTTGATGGGCTTGGTTTCACCAGTCCAATATGTGGCAAGAGGACTGCGGAGGCGGGTTAAAAGGATGGCATGCCCAAGAGCAAACGGCATGAGCAGAACACCCGCAACCCTTGTGCGGTTGGGGTGGACTGCTAGCGCGAAGTCGTGGGAATTGTCCATTACAGGTCTTGGACGGCAGCGAACGTGGTGGGGGCTTCAACGTTGAAGCCGTGTCGGTAGAGCGTCATTGAAACCTCGGTAACGCCGTCTGGCGTATAGGAGATAGACGCTCCGCCTTTGTAGATCCAGCTTGCCGTTCCAGCCCCAGTGATTGCGGTCCCTCCAGTAAAATAGGCTGGACCGTTTGCGAGCGTTACGGCTGTTCCAATATCCGGTGTGATGCCATGCAACCTCGCCCTGTCGCCTGTGTTTGTGGTGGAGTTTCCAACCGGGATTGTGCGGATTGAGATGGTGTGGACAGGCTCGTCAAACGTCGTCGCAAACACTGCGGAAGTGCCGTCCCTATGATCGGTAGCGGTAACGTCGTGCGTATAATCGAAACCAATGGCTCGATTGTCGTCCGCTGCAACTGTCGCAGTTGTGCCAATTCCGCGAGCCCAAGCGAAAGTGTACGGAACACCTTTTGAAACCGCCCTGCCAATACCTTTGAAAGCCATAAAAGTCCTGTGTTGTTAGTTATACCACTTGTTCAGTCTCGTAGCACGTTTCGGTTTGAAAAACGATAACGTCGGCCACGTAGCCTTTAAATTTCTCAGCCGGTCCCGTGCGCCACTCGCGCAGCAACATACCGCTCCATCCATTGGTGGCTGGCTCCCAGTTGCGCATAAGTATGTGGATAATCTCAGCCAACCTCTCGGCATACACTTGGTTTCCGCTCGCGCTCCGGTTCACGATTGAAAGCTCTAGGCACTGGAACTTGATGTTCACGCTGAACATGAACGGACGCTTTGGGTCCGGCGTGTTCATCTCCGGTGATCCAACGATAACCACTCCGCCACCAGTGTTCAGCGGGCCGATTGCCTTCGTGATCTCCGATTCGATGTCCCCGATGTCCTCGGCAATAATGAGCGTGCGGGGCGGGGCGAATAACATCTCGTCCTCCTGTAGACGCGCCCGAACCTCCTCTTGCAAGGTCCTCAAAAGCCCGTGGTCATGTATCGCGTCGCTCATCGTGTCTTAGCGTCCATATGCTTCTGGAACGCTTCAGCCATAGCCGTTTGAAACTGTTGCTTGGTCGGCAGAACGGCTTTGTTCCCGCGCTGCGTCACCCGTTCTTTGAGTAGGTATAGGAACTCTAAAACCTTTTTGCCACGCTTTTTTGTCTCCATCACCAAGAACTTGTTGCCTAGGTGTGAAGTATAAACCTCTAAGTCTGGACCGAAAAACGCAGCGCTTTTGCCGTAGCTTTGCTTTGAGAGTGGTATAGTTAGATACCGCTTGGTGCCGGTTGGCTTGATGGTGCCGCCAAAGTAACGCTGCGCAATAGCCCGGTTCATAGACACGTAGGCGAAGGCTGCGTCTGAATAGCTTTTGACCTGCTCTCGCATACGTCGCCAAAAGGAAGACTTCGCGCCAAATCGGTTCTTCTCTTTGCTGGAAACCTCCGCGAAATGCGACTTCACCAAGTTTTCAACGCCTCGCGCAATGACCTTGTTCACCGCTTCCTTGTTGGATGCGGCGTCCTTGATCTTCTGCAATCGCTTTAGCTGAATGTCGATGCTCATCTAAGCGTTAGCGTGTCTCCGTCCATAGCTAAGGCTGGATCACTGGCGAGCGTGATCCGCAAAGCCTCGTCAAACCGCTTGGCACTTGCCTGGGTGTCTTCGGACAACAAGCGCCTGTCTGGCTCTGGATCTGGCGTTGCGGGTGTCATAACCCCCAATCGCAACGCTTCCTCACGATCCACGTCTTCCACGCCCATGCCAGAGTTAAACGCGAAAGGCGGATAAGGGTTGCCGAGAGCGTCCGCGAACAGCATCGAGTTTCCAAGGTTGCGCCAGACAATGGAGTCCTTCATTGCCACCATGCGGCCCTCGTACAATGCGCCACCGGCACGTTCCCAACGGTCTTTCCAGTCACGCTTGACGGTGGAAGGGGAGACGCGGACAAGCTCTTGCGCTGGCCAGATGGCGAGAATGTCTTCGTCCTGGCCAGACATGTAGGCCCCATGGTTGTACGCCAAAGACTCTTGTGTCTCAACGATGAGGCTAAGACGCTGGTCGCTCTGCGGGTCTTGGATGGTTCCAATCTTGGACGGGTCCTCGGCTCTGATTCCAAGCGACTCGAACTTGTCGCGGATCTGAACCTTGGCGTCGGCAATCGAAAGCTGAAGCGGCTTCTTTCGTCGTTCCTCTACCGTGCCGTCAGCCGTGACGAACTGGAAAGTTTCCTCGTCCGCTTTCTCGATTCCGCGTATAACCTCGCGCACGGTGTCGTTAATGCCTTGCAGCGCGTCCGCAACCTCGATCTTGGCTGAGAATACAGACACGCGCTTAAGGTCCGCTGAGACGGACGCCAGCTCGCGGGTGCCAAGCGTTGTTGGCAGAAGTTTGCGCTGCACCAATCGGCGCACTCCTTCCGCCCATCCAACGGCCTTTGTGAAGAGTTTCACGTCGGGAACTGTTGCACAGCCACCGCATTGGCTGGCTCTCCGTAAGGCCAAGCGCCGACTCCATACTCACCCGGCAGCGGCCAAGCGCCAAAGACACTCTTCAATCGCGCATTCACCATGCCGACATCAATGCCGCTGATTTGCACAGTCCCGGCGCTGTATAGCTTTCGCCCGGTGTAGTGCCATTGATGCCAGTGGTTGGCGATCATGTAATTGTAAAGCTCCGCCTCTTCAGCCGGGTTGGCTGGCGGCAAGCGCACAGGCTCATCTGGTGGAGTCATTCCGCCGGGTGGGATAATCATTTGTTCCTTTCAACGTGCGTCTCACCGCTGAAGTGGGAGGCGTCAAAAACCGCTTGGTTGACTATTTTCTTGGCTCTAAGTTGGTCGTTCAACTGCTCGATCTTCAGGTTAAGCAGGTCAAACTTGCCCTCCATTCGGAGTATAATTTCCGTCTTCTCTTCGTTGCTCTTTTCGAGCGACTGCACTTTGCGTTGCATCTCTTGGTTAGCCTGCAATCCGCCACCGATGGCGATCATGATAACGGATAGCTGAAGCCAGAACTTCCAATCCCCGGTTGGTTTGACGTTGCCCATAAAGGAAATCTGGCTTGCTGGCTTGCCTAATTGCAAGGCGGTATTCATACGCTTTGCGTTGAATTATAGCGACTTAGACTTGTTAGTATGAGTCATTTGGCTGCCGTATTAGTAGATACAGGCTGGCGAGGTTGCACGGGGATTCCATTCATCCGCATGTAAGCATCCGACATATCACGCGCCGACTGGATCATTGCGCCAAACATTGCCGCCTGTGCTTCCGCTTGTTTCTCCGCCGACGCGATAGCCGCTTCGTTGGCCGTGCTTCGGTACTTTTTGACGCGTATGGTTCCGTCACTTGGCGACACCATGAGGTCTTCAAAGCTTGTGTCCTTTGGCTGGCTGATGCGCACTTCGTTAGTGCCGTGACGGAACACCATCTCTGCCGTGACGATGTTTCCCGTCTTGCTGGCGCACCCGCACATAATGACCGCAATCAATGCCGCTCCAATTGCCGTTTTCATCATTCTCCTTTTGGTTGCTGTTGTTTGTTCTTCGCGTTCCAAAGACTCCACGCAATGCCGATAAGAGTCACAAGACCGGACGCCAACTGGCCCGATGCGTCGTCAGCCTTGGATAGCTCAATTGCGCCACCGGCTACCAATGCGTGCCGAATCACCGACGCGAGGAAAGGGGCTAGAGTTTGAAAGTTCATTGTCCTGGTGTGATTGTAACCGTCACGACAACGGCGTTGTTTGTCAGCTTCAGTGCGCTAGGCGAACTCGGCGTAGTCGTGCTAAAGTTGATCTCGTTGGACGGCAGGCTAACAAGTCCGATTGCGTTGTATGAGACGACGTCCATATAAACCTGAATGTTGTCAGGTACAGGCACCGCGACCAAATTAGTATTCCCAACATTCACGGTTTGCAACTTGTTAGTGCTCGATGGCCCATAGCGAACGATATAGCCAGTGACTGAAGGATCGTTGACTTGATCCCATGTCACTTTCACACTGGCGGCGGAAGCGATGTTAGCCAACAACAGGATTGGTATAATTTTTTTCATTCGTCTCGCAGGTTGTCTATCACAAGACCCTTGATCCGTCGAAGGATCTTAAACGTCTTCCTGGCCAGCTCAAATTTCTGCGCGTTCGTGGCGTTCGCCCAGTCGTTGTCGATGGCATCACAATCGGCGTACAACTGGCGCGCAGTTTGGATCTTCTCACGCTCGGTTGCTCGGCTTGTTTCCTCTCTGGCAGCGTTAAGAGCCGCGACCTCGGCGTAGGACGACTGCACCAACCGTGTGTATTCGTCCTCGGTTGTTTTGATCCAGCCATCTGGGATCTCCGCCTTGTCGTCAACCCGCTTCGATTCGCGTGGGTAGTCGGCAGGGAATCCCTCCGCGTTGCCGACGCCGTATGGGATATAGATGATCATGTTATCGAGACGT